GGAATCAAGATGGGTCACTGTATTTGACCATGTGACATTTGCAATGGTCGTTGATTGAGGCACAACTTTTAGGTTTGCATAACCAATAGGCTGTACGTTCTCAATCCATGAAAACTCAGTCTCATCAATCGCAGTTCTATTAGACTTTGTGTTAAGGGATTTGAACGCCTTAACAACTTGATAATTTTTTTTCTGTTCGGGTGAAGCTGCCATTAGTTCACCTGTAGATATTGCGTGGGCAACCTACGAGTAAAGGCAGTCGACAGAGTATTTTGAACTTTCTTCTGATATTCAGCTTTAAAGAGTTCAGACTCGCCATAGCTCTGTTCTTGGTACTTGGCTTGATGAGCCGCGTAATAAGAGACAGGAGAAATCCAACTGTCAGGTATAGTCTCAACATCGCCAAGATTTACAAGTGCGTTTGGTAATACCACTGTATCAAGTTCCATGACATACACTTGATCTGGTACAGGTCCGAGATAGATGGTTCCAGTACCATAAATCGAATAAGCGATGGGACGATTGTAATATGATTGCCAATAGCGCAACTGAGCATTGAAGTTACTCCATGCCAGATAATTCAGGGGTATGCGCGTATTGCCCCAATAAATATTTATGTTGATAACATCAATTGTGTTGTTACCATTGGGGAGAGATCCGTAGGTATAGGTCTCTTGATTTGTGACCGTAGCGCTTGTTTGCAAAATACGATTGCAGCCCGTGTCTCTGACGAGCTGAACACGAGCCTGATTGATGTAAAGAGTTAGCTGATCGTTAGTCCAGAAATTTGCATTTGTATCATGCAACAAGAGGCGAACTTGCGTGATGTAGTCTTGAAGTGTCGTCATTGGTCATCCACATCATGCAGCCTGTGTCCCTTTCCCCCCTCCCCGTATAGGCGCAGGGAGAGGGGTCCGGTCTACCGTTGGGGACTTACTTCGGTAGACGTTCTGCCGGGTCTCAGAAATATCAAATTGATTTAATCTTTCGAGAGCCTTCGGCATATCCAGATTTGTCTTAGTCCAGCCAAGCCGAACTAAATTCTCGGTTTTGTCATTTTTCAAATACCCAAACGTGTGAATCGCAACTTCAACCGGTACTTCCACCGGAATGTTCGGGGGAAACTTGTAAGTCTCCCCTGCCCATTTGTCCGTTAGTTCTTCACTCGTTTTATTGAGTATCCAAACTGATGACATTAGAAGTTTACCACATCACCGAAAACAGAGACGGTAACTGAGCTGTTTGCGACTGCTGTATTCACAACCACAAATAAAGCATTTGCTGTTACTGTGTTTGTAAGTGTGACAGAAGCAAGAGTCAGATCTTGGTATGTGTTTGCACCCGTCACGTTGCCAATCAACTGAGCAGATGCAACAGCATTTGATGTATTTCCATCTGACGATGTCAGAATAGAAATGTTACCAAGAGCCATGCTCGGTACCGTACCACCAGCGGTGTTGCTAGGATTTGCAACTGTAATGCGGCGAAGGATGATTTGCCCATTGTTGGACAAACCACCACTCAATAATGGCAATACTGCCACTGCATTACCTGTTGCAGCCAGAGATACAGGCTTTGCAACGGCAATACGATAATTGCCAAAGCTGTCCTGATAATTCTGTGCGACTGAATCCATACTAGCCATTAGAGTTCTCCTTAGCTAGCGTTGTAGGTTCCAGACACGTTCTGACCACCGTTGACGTTGAACAATGTCACTGTCTGTGAGCCAGTCGTTGCATTGGCGCGGATGTTGTAACCATCCGAGATCAATGTAGCAGCACCGACGTTGGCAGAAACAAGAGTTGTCCAAGCATTTGTGTTGGTTGACGTGTTGAAGTTATTCACTTCAATGGTCACGTTTGCTGTTGGTGGGTAGACATAAGTACCAGCAGGAATGTACTGAGCGCTTGACACGCCAGCGTTCATTGCTGTGGCATTACCGATACCCACGTTTGCGATTGTCTGTGTCAGAAACGTCGAAGCTGCCTGATTGGTAGAGACGTTTGCGACAATTATTTTGCTAAAACCACCTGACATTGTCGGTTCTCCTTAGAGTGAGAGCGAGTTGTAGCCAGTGACCTTAGTCATAGACTTAGGCTTCGTGGAGACAAGCTCTGCGATGTTGAGGACAGCGCCGACGTAGCCAATTTGCCAGTTAGGCAAAGTTGACTCAAAGCCAGTGAACACGAACTGACCTTGCTCATGGATGTAGAGCGAGAGATAGTTTGTGTTGAGGAGGTACAATGTACCTTCTGGGCAGTATGGATCTGGGTAGATCGGAACGCCAGCAACCATGAGAGCGCGGAAAGCAGCTTGTGGGCCGTTTGCGTCGCCGTCAAAGCCATGACCCGGAGTGATGACATATTGTTCTTGACCAACATAGTCTTGAGCAAGCAATGTCCAAGTACCGAAGCCACAAACACCGAATGTTGGGACTTCAGCGCCCTTCTTAACAGTACCAGAAATGTACTGAAGGACGTTCTGACGGGTTGGGTTGACGTTACCTGCGGCATAAACTTTTGACGACCACCAAGGATAAGTCGTGCGGTTAATGTTGCCGTAAGTTGCAACGGTTGTGCCATCGTCAACAGCGGCAGGCAAGCCTGTGAACTGCTGAGTGTTGCTTGTGTTGTTGTACAGCGCAGTTGCCATCGCGTCCATCATCACGTTCGTCGCGTCGTTCATACGAGCTTCGATCAATGGGATAATTGCGTGGTCTTGTTGTACAGCGCCTTCCATGCCGAGGAATGGAACGGGAGCAATCATAAGCTTGAGATCGAACTCAGCATTGAAAGCACCTTGCTGAACAGCAGGCTGCGAGAATGAGCCAGAATAATCTGACCATTGAGCATTAACAAATTGAGCGCCTTGAACCGGAACGGTAACAGACGAGACACCGCCTGTTGCTGTTTGGCTATTAGCGATCAAAGCTGCCATAAGAGGAGTGCTGTTGTAGATCTGCACAACCATCTTAGGAATAAAGGCACGACGCGTAACGTATGTAAGTTCGTTATATTGCGATGTGCCAGCGTTGGGGACTATACCGCCACCAATAGGCATTTGACTTCTCCGTTGTTACTAACCGTTTAACTCTGTCCCCAGTTTCAGCTAAAACCCAATGGGCCGTGGATTCTTCCGCAGTTCATTGAGGGCTTTGGCAGCTTCGTCGCGGGCATGGCCCACAGGATTCTTAAAAAAGCCAGATAAAGTGTTGCGAGCTTGCTCGTTCAAAACATTACGGCTTTCGAAGGCCGATGGTGTTGGAGTAGCTGCTTGCTTCATCCACTTGTAGTATTCTGCCGCAGTATCGTGATCGTGAATTTTTTTCTCAAGCATCACTTTCTCGACTTCTTCAATTTCTTCTTCAGACTGAATTTTTCCGGTCTTAAGAAGCTTTTCACGGCGTTCTTTTAAGGAATCCAATGCATCACGCTCACGGAGCTTGCCTTCAAGCTGGTCAACGCGGTTGCGTTCTTCATCCAGCTTACGAGCCATCTCATCTTTAAGGTCGATTGAATCAATAGTTAAATTCGGACGACGCTTTTTTGTGAGCCTAAGAAACGCCTCTCGGGTTTCTGGATCATCTGAGAGTTCCCTTGCAAGGAGAGCAAGTTCATCTCGGGCTTCAGGTGTTAGATCTTCGAGAGACGCCATTTTAATCCCCTATTATTTACCATGTTTGGTTTCTTTTAATGTATCCTATGTTTGCATGAGATACATTAAACATTTTTCCAAGAGCACGATGGCTCAAATGAGATGATCTAATAAAATCTACATTTTTTTGGTTTAATTTGCTTTTTCCGCATTTTTCACCAAAGGCAGATCTACCTTTTTTAACCATATCATTTGAATTTTCTTTATGCGTACCTATCCAAAGATGGTCTGGGTTCACACAAAGTTTGTTGTCGCATTTATGAGCAACAACCATTCCATCGGGTATTTCACATTTAAAAACACGATAAGATAACCTATGAGCACTTACCGTTTTTTTGTTTTCAGATGAGCAAATACCATAACCGACTTTAGACATTCCACCAGTCCAAATCCAGCACCCAGAATTAGGCTCTGGAATTGAATAAGTTTCAATTCTTTGTCGGTCAATAATCATTAAATTACCTTACGGCCGTCGCCGGGAGGAACAATCTTATAGATATTGTTCGCAGCGGTCTTTTTGGGGCCAGAAAGCCCACCGAACCGGTCATAAC